TGACTTCGGCGGTTTTCGCCTCCAAGTCAGTTTTGAGCTTCACGCCAAACTCGCAGGTGGTCTTATGTTCGGCGACGAGGGCGAGATATTCTGGAGTTTCGATGAGCATGGGTTTAGGATGTTGATTGTTGGTGGTGTCAAATTTAGAGAACAGGCCGCTAGGGTTTGCGGCGGGAGAGTCCACGATGTCGCACGAATAGATTTCGAGGCAGCGCATGAACTGCGTCTCGCCTTCCTCGCCTTCCAGTGCGCCGGAAAAGCTGATGCTCAGGCCGAAGGATTCCGGCATCGTCTCCGCCATTTCCAAGACAATCGCAGTTTGCGGATGCGACCTCAAAAGCTGCAAGTCCGCGCGGAGTTGCTGTCCTTCGATTCGGAAATTTGAAAGCCTGCCAACGATGGCATCTGCGCCGCTGCGGTGATTCATTTTCACCTTGAGTCCGCCGCCGTAGGTCTCCGCGCACGTCTTGACGGTGCTCAGGCTCTCAGCGTCAATCATCACGCCATGCCCTAGCGCCGGGCCTTCCGTGATGACGCTAACTCCGCTGATGATGCGCGCGTCCGTGTTAATCGCGCCGGATGCGAAGGTGGTTCGGAATGCGTAGGTGCGGCCCATTTTCTTTTCGCGCGGTGTCAAACTTGGGGCGGCGCAACCACTGGCGCGGGTTCCGGCTCGGGGTCGTTCGGATCTGCCACGGGTTGCCCGTTCATGCCGCCGCCGACGCTCGCCGTGGCGGTCTGCTGTTGCATGAGTGAAAGCACTAATCCGAACGGCACTTCCTTTTCGTTCGCAACTTCCAGCGCATCCGTGAGCAAGTCCACGACCTCGCCTTTCCGCTCGCGGCGGTGATGGTCGTATGCGATGCCCTGCTCGCCAAGGATGCCGCGCAGATTCTTGTGGCCGAGCTTGTAGTCCTCGCGCCTGCTCTGCCCGTCCCTTCCGTTGTCGATTGAGAACTTCGGCGGCAGCGTGAACTTCCAGCGCCACCAGTCGGTCGAGCGCGGGATGCGTCCGATGTTCATCGCCTTGCTGAGTGCGTAGCGTATCTCACGCAGCGCCACCGATTGCAGTAGCTCCTGCCTGTCGAGGATAGTCGCGCGAGCAAGTTCGATTTGCGAACGCTCTGCCGGCCCGGTAAGTCCCGCGCCCGGCCAGCACAGCGCATACGGCCAGCACGCGCCGACGAGGGCTTTCTTGAAGATGCGTTCTTGGAATGCTTCCCACGCCGGGCCGGGCTTGTTGCTCAGGAACTCTTCCAGCTTCGCGCCGCTGCCCGCCTTAAAGTAGCGAATCATGCCGCCCTCCATGCGCTTCGAGGTGAACTTCTCCTCTGCCGTGCCTTGCTCGCCGAGCACGGTGCCGGGGTCGTTCGGGTCTGCCGCGCCGAGTTCGTTGTGCTCGATGAGGCCGATGGACGACGCGAGTTGATGCGTGATTTGTTCCCACTGCTGGCTCTGCCATGCGTCGCGCAGTTCGTTGATGGCGTGCGAGAATGTCGGGAGTCCGCGAATCTGGTCTGCGCGGGTTGCGTTGAAACAAAAGATGCAATCATTCGCGATCACGTCGCGGTCGTCCTTCTCAGTGTCGCCAAGGATGCGCACGCCGACGACGCGGTTGAGGTCGTTCAAGATGACGCCCTGCTCGATCCGAAATCCACGCAGCGGCCCTTTCTCCACGGTCGTCTTGTTCGTGTCGCGGATGCCGATTTTGTGCGCCGGTAGATGTTGAATCGCCGGGAAGCCGCCCTCGGTCTCAGTGAGGATAATAAGGAAATCACCGTCAACGTCAAGCGCCACGGAGTCGTTGAAAAGCGAGGTCTTGAAATCCCACTGGTCGCCGCGCACGTCGCACACGCCGAACCATTCCTCGGTGAGCCATCGCTCGGCTTGCTTGCCCCACTCGGCATCTTCGCCGGTGTAATTCGGGTTCCACGCGCGCCCCACGGCGTGCTGTGCCATCTGGTCAATTGCGCCCTTCACCAGCCCGTCGTTGGCGTAGAGGCGGCGGCTGTAGGAAACGACCGTGCGCCAGTCTTGGAACGGGATGTCCTTTTCCGTGTCGCGGATGCCGTCGCGCCAATAGGGGCGGTCGCCGCTGTTCTTCTGCGCAGCGTGCAGAAGCTTGGATGAAACCGGGGAGCCGTAAGGGTCAACGAGCGATGCCATAGCCTAGAACGAAGCCCGCACGGTGGACTGTTTGCGGGTCGTAAAAAGCAAGGCGCGCTGCGTGGCGTCGAGGCTGTCCCATTGGCGAAGCGCCCTGTCGCAAGCGATCATGAGTGCGTCGCTGCTCATGCTGGCCGGGAGTGAGAACGAAAAGGATTTGCCGCCGACTGAGGTGTTCACCAGCTTTCCGCCGCCCTGCCCGCTCACGACACTGAACTCGCCGAGAAAGACGGTTTCGATCACGTCTCGCCCGCGAAGTTTGATGACTCGCAAAAGGGCGAGGATAAATTCGGCGTCAATGCTCACGCCTTTTCAGCGGTGTCAAACTACGCCTTCACCGCGCCAGCCGGGATCATCTTGAAGTTGATCGCGCTGTTGACCACCGTGCAAACGCCGATGCACGTAATGTAATCGCCAGCCTCCAAGTCCGCAAACGTCGAGGTGATGCCGCCTGCGATGTCGCTGCCCCAAAGCGTGTCGCCCACCGCCATCGTGCATCCCAGCACCAGCGCCGGGTCTTGCGTGACGTAGCGAACCTGCTGCCCGCTGGCTGCGCCGCCGAGGGCGATGCCCGCCATCGTCGAGGTGAGCGCCGAGCCGTCCGCGTCGTAAAGTTTCAGCACGTTGCTGTTCGCGGTATCGACGTAAAGGCTTTGCCCCGCTACGATGGTCGCGCCAGCGGTGCCGATGGCGATGACTGCGTTTGCGGATGGGATGACGGAAGCTGCGGTGATTGTGAGGTCGGCCATGCACTTGCAATCGTGTCAAAACTAAGGGCGGCACCGTTTCCAGTGCCGCCCTTGTGTTTGCCGGGCCGCGCCGGGCCTCGCCGCGCCGCGCCACGCCGCGCCGCGCCTTGCCACGCCTGTCCTAAGAATCTTTCGCGTGCTGCCTCATTCGAGACGCTGAATCTTTTTGGCCGTGGCAATAGGCGCACGCATAAGCGCCAGTCTCATCGCGGCTTTTTCCTCGCACTTCAAAAGCCGCTCCTTCGTTTTCTCGCTGATTTCGGCCTGAGGATTTCGTGCGATGCCGTCGTGTCGGCAAAGTAGGCATCCAGCGTGCGATGCTTCGTTTCTGTTTCGATTAGCGCCTCGGTTTCCGTCACCATCACGGCGCGGTCGATGTCCTTGCCCTTCTTCGCTGCCGCGGCACCGTTGCGGATGCACGCGAGCAGGAGCGTGTCGGGAACGTAGAAGCACGACTTTGCGTCGTCCCAATATGCGGACGCTTCCCAATCGTTGCGGATCTGCGCGGCCTCCAGTTCGGCGAGCTTGTGCTCGTCTTGCTTTTTTCGTGCGGCCTTGAGCGCCGTGTTGAGTCGGCGCGAGTTGGTCGCGTATTTGTTGCTGAGTTGAACCGTCTGCGGGTTCGAGAGCAGCAGCGGGCGAATGCCCGTCCATGTGGTCGTGTGTGTTTTCATGCTTTAGTTTTTCGGTGATGGCACCGCGCAAGCCGCGATGATGCCGATGAGCGGCGAGAGGATGAGACTGATCGCGAAGTATGCTCCAGCGGAGTGACCGCGTGCGCCTGCGACAAGTCCGACGCCTGCGGAAAACGCGATCCAGATGACGATGGGGATGATGTCTATTTCCATTTTGTTTTGGTTCCAAGTGCCGCCGCCACGGTGAAACCCGCGCCCGAATGGGCACGGCGTGACGGCGGCTGATTTGGTTTTGGATTACTTGGTTTCACGCAAGAATCGCGGATGCGATGTGGGGCTTCTACGCCGCTGCCTCTGGCACGTCAACAACTTTCTCCGACTCCGACACGGGCGCGGCGATCACGCCCTTGATGAGCGCGGCGACGATTTGCATTACCTCGCAGTCCCAGAGGTGGTTTGGCCTGCTCCCGATTTTCACCCAACGTCGAACCACTTGTTTCGTCAACTTGGCAATGGTGTCCTTTTTGATCTCGCTGTTGATCTGAACGTGCCAGTCATTGCCTGCGTCGTCGGGTATCTCCCACGACGCGGCGTGCCCTCCGCGATGCTTGGCTAGAATGTCCTTCGCGCCCTCGTTTGAAAAAAACAAATAGCGCGCCCTGCCTCCGCTGGATGAGATCGCCATTCCTAGTTTGGAAAAAATCCTTTTGAACGGTCTTCCGATGCGCGGGTGAATTACAAACCCTGCATCGCCGCTTCCGTGTGTTCCGATCCATCCGTCCAGTTTATGCGGTTTTCCGTCTGGCAATTTAAGTCTGCCACCATTGGAATCGAACCTGACGCAATCGTCGTAAACGAATTGCGTGTCGTATTGAGCATCCTCGAAAGTGTAATCGTTGATCACCTTCATTCGTAATTGAAGCTCCCGCAATCCATCGACGGTCAGAACCTTTCCAGCCCACAGCATCCGAGACGATCCATCTGACTTCCATGCCCGTATCACCACCCAGAAGTGGTCACGCTGGCGGTCGATGGTCATAAACCGATATACCTCGCCTTCCCACGCCTCGCCGTTCGCGTAGTCCGCGAAGCGATAGCCAGCGCCGCCGAGCACCACGCCCGGCTCATCCTCCTCGTCCTTCCAGAACTCTGCGAGCCGCTTTTGCACGAACACTTGCAGCGCGGACTTGTCGCCCGCCGCCGTCAACTCGCTCGCCTTTTTCCATTCCAAGACGAGCGTGCTCCATGCCACGTAGTAAAGCGTGAGCGCGTTGCAATGAAACCCGACGTGCTTGCCCGGCACCGTGAGCGGCTGCGGGTTCGTCGCTTCGTATCGGCCTGAGTTGGCGAGCATCCGCCGCGCCGCAATGTCGTCGTGAAACTTCGTCTCGCAATTCGAGCATTGGTAATGCGTGCTCTGCGTGATCGCGGTGTCGTCAATGCTGCCATCGGCCCGCTTCTCATCTGCCCATTTCAGCCCGCTCCATTTCCACGGCTGCGCGGTGTGACACTCGGGACACACGAACTGCCACTCGCGCCGGTCGGTGCGCTCCCATGCCTCAAACAGTTCCGTCTTCACGCGCCCGTTGTCGGTGTCAACGTGCTGCCATCCGCCTTGCGACGTCAGCACCACCCGCGCGTTCCATCGGTCGTGATGCCGTCCGCGTGCCTCGGCAACCAGCCCGTGCTTGATTTGCCAAACTTCGTCGAGCAGCACGTAGCGCACGGACTTGCGCTGGAATGCGCTCATCTTCGCGCCGACGACGAAACAGGTCATGTGAGGCAAGACGAGTTCGCCCTTGCGTCGCTTGCCCCTCGGCAGTGCGCGAATCATGTCGCCGATGCCGTCGAGACTTTGCAGCATCGGCTCCAGCCGTTCGTCGTAATACGCATCGGCGTCCTCGTCCGTTTGCATCGCGAGCAAGATGCTGCCGGGATCTTCGCGCGTGGCCCTGAGTAGCGAGGCATCGAGCACCGTCGTCTTGCCAGCGCCGGTCGGTGCGACGATGACCACCTCGCGGTTGTGATTGTCCGCGACGGCTTCGCACGGCTCGCGCAGCCAAGGCGTGAGGCTGAGATCCATTTGCGTGCCGCGCGCGCTGCCCGGTGGCCTGATGCGCTGGTCGAGTATCCACTGCTCCACGCTCCGATTGTCGGGGATGCGTAGCTGCGCGCGGATGGCTAGCTCGCAGGCGTGCATGGAAGCGGTATCGCGTGCCGGAAGTCCGCGAAGTGTCCACCGAGCTTTAGCCTGCCGGACGTGCGGCGAACATCGCGGCGGCGGACGTGTCGGCGGAGAATCAGTTTCTTGCGCGTCACAAAGTATTTCCGCCTGCCATCTGCCGCGCAAAGCCATTCGCCGCGCGCCTCGATGAAGTTGAAGCCGGTTGGCAGCGGCGGTTTGTCGGCGATGATGCCGAAGATAAAAAGGCCGATGATTGCGCTCATGTGGTTGCTGGTTGTGTTGGTGCCGCGAAAGTCGTGAGCCTGCCGAGCGCCGAGTTCACGAACGCCTTGGCCCTGTCCTGCAATGTCGGCGCGTCGAGTCCGGCCCAAGTGGGCGTTTCCGAGATGAGCAGCATGAACTCGGAGCGGACTTGCGCAGACCACGCGACGGCGATCTGAGTCACCGTCGCGTTGCCGGTGAACTCGCCGCGCAGGATCGCCTCGTCAAGTTCCAGCTTGCGGCATTGCGCGAGGAGCTTGCGCTTCTTTAGCGCCTCTTCGTCCATGTCGTCTTCCGCTGGCGGGTTCGCCTCCAGCCACTTCGAGACGACGGGAATCTTCACGCGCCCATGCGCGAAGCCGGGACACCCGGCATCCCTCGCCCTCCGCAGGTCTGACATGGTGCAGCCTAGCCGCTGCGCTGCTGCTGCCAAGGTCTCAGCTATGTCGTCATATCCACGCCCATACTTGGCCTTAATCCCGACCGTTTTAGTCGGTTTAGGGGGGATTGGTTTATTTTTCAAAGTCACACGTTTTTGCCGCTAGTTTGGCGAACC